CTACAGCTAAATCACGATTTAAACCTAATACTACAATAGCATCGCAGTTAGCAGCATTACCAGCAGTAGTTAAATTTACTGGAACAAGTTCAGAACTTGGAGATATACCACTTGAAGCAGCAGCAATATTATCTAAAGCAGCTTCCATTTCAGCAGTAATAACCACACCATTAATAGTTGTAACACCAGCAGAAATAGAAGAAATAGCTACAGCTCCAGATACACCAGAACTACCATTAGAATCTATTGCAAAAGCAACAATATCTCTATTTCCTACTCTACCATTAGTAGATACAATTTTAGAAAAAGTATTAGTTTGTGCAACTAAGTTTTGGATTAAATAATCTTCTGCTGAAGTAAAGCTTGATAAATCTCCAGTTGGAAAATTTACTTGTATAATTTCGGCAGCAGTTTGAGTGTAATTTCTATCTTTAATTCTGCTACGGAAAGCTACTCCAAAAGAGTATGCAGTATTACTATCTGCATTTACATCTTCAATAGCCCAACCAGATAATACTCCAGTTGTTGCAGGTTGATAAGTTACTGATTTAACAGTACTTGCAGGGATAGATTGAGTTTGATTAGCTACTTGGTCAGCAGGACCAACAGCAGTTAAAGGAGCAGCACTAAATGGTGTACCTTGTGCTAAGAATACTTTAGGAGAACCTGATGCTAATGTAGCATCAATAGAGGTATTAATACTATTACTACCTTGTCCAGAAGCATCATAAATACCTAATTGTCCTGAACTTAGGTTTACAGCAGTTGCTAAAGCAAAAGCTTGACCAGCAGACTGTAATGCAACATCTTTAGCAACTAAAAGAGAAACTTTTGGTTTATGTTTCATAATTGTTTAAAATTTTTAATTTAATAATTTATTCGTTTATTTTTAATTTCATTTGAGTGTATTGTAACATATTTGGAGATTGAATTACTCCTGTTGCAATATCTACAGCTAAGTCAACTATTCTTGGGTGAGTAGTAGCTGGTAAATCACATTCTACTGTAGTTTGTGGTACTGTAACAGTATAATTACCATCTAAGCTATTATAAGTTCCTAACCAAACTCTATTTGGTCTTTTAATATAATCTGGATATGCTTGTAATACAGAAAAATTATTTGTATAAAAAAATATAGAACCCTCATCTGTACCATTAGTAGAAGCTCCGTAAGTAGTTAGAACTTCACTCCAAGTAAAACTTGGTCTATGAAATGGTGATACTAAAGCATTGCTTAAATCATCATGCTGGATTTGTCTAACTCCTATATTTTTATTAGCACAACCTGTTTTAGAAATATCTACTCTTAATCTTACTAATTGATAATAATCAAATCTTTTAGTATTAGTAATCGGGTCAATCCCTAAACTAGCTAAAGGTAATTCATACAAATTAGAATTAATTGTAAGTACAGGTAAGCCTGGCTGTAAACTAGAAGGACTCTTTATCACAAGAGTCCTTATATCATCATATCTTCTTTGTTCTTCTTCAAATCCTGTAAGTCTGATATTATTCCCACCTACAACTTGATTTAAGAAGACTTGTATTGCATCATTTAAGAACCAATCTACCTCCCAATCTTTTAAGTTACGTTTCTGCTGAGAATCTACTTTATCCAACTTCAGCTTGAAATCGTAATGAAGTTCTTGGATTGTCATAATTAGTTATTATTTTATACTATTGAGTATTTAGCTTGTAGTTCTTTTTCTAAATCTTCTACTTCAGGACCTTTTTCAGGATTTAAAAGAAATTGAATAACTTCTTCTTTTCTATTACCAATTACAATCTTAGTAGAGTTCCAAGTATAAGTTTCACCTCTATTTGAAACTATATAAGCTTCAAGTAATTGTTGTAAAAGTACAATAGCTTCAAATCTTTGTCTTCCTGGAGCTGACTTAGTAAATAAGTCATAAGAATCTAAGAATGTTTTAGCACCATTAAGGTCTTTAACATAATCCTTTAAAGTTAAGAAAGCAGTTTCATTAGAAGTATTACCTTGAGGTAACTTAGAGTCTTTATCAGTATTTCTTAAATACTTAATAAATTTCCTCATCATTTCAGGAGTAACTTCATTAGAAGTTAATAAACCAAGAGCTTTACTCTTAATAAATTCTCTTTTAAAGATTTTATCCTGCTCTTCTTTTTCATCAGAAATATAATATAATGCTTCAGGTTTTTTACCATTCTTCCAATCAACTTCTGAACCAGCTACATATTTACTTGCTTTAAGTACATAATATGCTAATTCATCATGTGGATTTGTAGTATCTAAGATATTAGTCATATCTTTCATTTGGATTTTAAAATCCTGAAAGAATGTTCTTTCTTTATCTTCTCTACGAGGCATTCTATTAGTATAGAAACCTTTAGGTCTGTTATGTTTGCATTCTAAAATTTCTTGTAGAATAGCTTTCTTTTTAGTTCTCAAGTATTCAAACTCTTGAGGTAAAGCATCTGTAGTTTCAAAGAAAGGATTATCATCCTCTACATTTAATCCTGTGTTTAAACCCCCTATGTTTTTATTATAAAGAGGTGTAATTGTGTCTGAACAATGTGGTAAGATTTTAGTTTTTTTAATTACTTTACCTTGAGTACCTTGTCCATTTTCAGCAGATAAGTTTTTTAATTCCGAGATTTTCACTGCTGAAGTTCTCGGAGTTGGTTTTAAATAAATTTTCGCCATCGGTCCGATATTTTATATGTTAAGAAAAAAGAGGGTTTTTGAAGAACCCTCTAAACTTTTATTATTTATTCAAAATCAAAGATTAATTCTCCTGTTCTTGATACGTCTTTAATCCAAAGACCTGCTGAACCTTGAATGAACCAGTTGCAAGCACCTTCTTTAGAAATAGCTTGTCCACCTTGGATAGGTTTACCTGAAGGACCTACACGACCTGGCACATAACCATAGTTAAAAGTATCTTTTTCTTTCAACATCATAATGTTAGATTTAGAATTTCCATTAGGAGAGAAATCTAACACTGTCATTCTCCAAGAGTCAATTGGAATATTAGGATATTGAGGGTGAGTTTTACGTTGATATCTCAAATCATCATATAGAGGATTTTTAATCACATCAACTTCAATACCTTCTGGTCCATAGTAGTGAGTAAACTGAGCACCATAAGAAAGGTGATTAGCTACTTTATCAGGAGAGTTACGTATAAAGTGTGTATCTACAGTTAAGAAACCTGATGCAGAGTTAGCCAACATTTCATGGAACATAATAGCACCATAAGTACCTGTCATCAAAGTAATTTTACGTTGAGATTCATTGTTACGAGCAAAGAATATATTTAACAAGAAATCTTTAAGACGTTGTTCTGTTAAGCTAGAGTTAAAGTATTCTACGTTACCATCTTTTAACATTTGTCTTAGACTAGGACCAGTTTTAATTTGGTAACCTTCTTTAGACAAAGAATTAGATTTTTTACCATAGGTTAAAGCAGCTTCAATACCCATGTAGTATCTTTCATTCATATCAGCTTCACCCATAACCATAAAGTTAGTCAAAGACTTATCTTTATGTACAAGTTTAATAGCTAATCTATCAGCATTACGCATTGCTTTATCAGTCATTTTAAACTCTTCAGCAAAGAAACCAATTTGAGATTCTAATTGGAAGTATTGACCCCATTGACCAGAACCATATTCTGTATTCATTTCATTAGCTACTACAGTCCAGTTCTTCAAGAACTCACGACCTTCATCTAACAAATCATTAGGGAAATATTCCAATGGATTATCAGTTATTAATTTAACCATGTAAATGTAACCATTACCATCTTGCTCTGGATAAGATTGTACTCTTAGAGCATATTGATTATTTTCACCTTGTAATACATCAGAAGGAACTAAATAGTCCACATCTAATTTAAGACGAAATTCTGTTTGGTTAATACCTGGAGTTGCATTAGATGCTTCCAAATTTTCCATTGAACGGAAAGTTTGATATTCTGCACCTTGCAAATACCATCTGTAATAATCTGTGTCAATCTCCATCACATTACCAGCAGTTTTTAACATGTTGGTAAGAGGTTTAGAGCTAAATCTTACTTCGGAAGTGTAAATTCTATCTAGTACACCTTCAAATACATGAGGGCGGTCAGAATCATAAGATGCTGCTAAAGCATCTGAATCTACGAAATTACCACCACCACCTTTAAACTCTTGTAAATAGAGTTGACTTTTGTAGCCTAATGCCATATTAATTCAATTTTATTTTTAATTTAAGAAAAATCTTCTAAAGATAATTTGCCTGGTTTTGATAAATCTCCACCTCTGGTCTTAGCTGAACTACTCAAACCTGCTTGCCTTAACTTTTCTTTTAAAACTTTAGCAGCTTTAGTATTTACTTTTGTATCTTCAATTTTATTTAATTCAAAATTATTTTCAAGCAAATGTGCAAGGAAAATAGTTTTTGTAGGGTCAGATAATACTTCTTGCAAATTCTTATTAAAACTTGTAGTTACAGTACCATCTTCTAATTTAATAGTATTATATAAAGAGCTAAATACTCTGTCTTTATTTATTTTAATGCCAGAAACTTCATCAGTTTCTTTTAAAGTCTTTCTAAACAACTTATCAGCATCTTGTCTTGCTTTAGCTTGAGCAGCTTCATACTCAGCAGCTTGTCTGGCTAATTGAGCTTTTTCTTCTCTATCTAAAACTTTTAATTCGTCTAAAGCAGTTTTAGCTTCATCTTCTAATTCAGCAAATTGTTCAAGTTGATTAACTTTCTTTTCAATCTGCTCATCTTTAAACTTAGTAGTTTTCTTTAAATAATATTTAACTACTTCTTTTTGTGTAGCTTCATCACTTAAATCTATTTGTTCAAAATCTACAGTATTGTAAGTATTTTGAATTTGTTCTAAGTTTTTATATACAAAATCTTGAAATCCTGCTACAATATCTTCTCTAGTTTTTTCAGCAATTCTTGTTTTAGAAACTTCTAATGCCTCTTTAAGAGAATCTTCTGTACCTTTAAATTCAAAATCTTCAGGTAAATCTAAAAAGTTTTTATCTTTTAAATCTTCAAAATATACCTGATAAATATCATCTTTATCTTCAGTAGTTGTTTCAGTTTTTGTAGTATCTGTAGTATCTTCTACTTCTTCATCTGTTTCATCTACTACTTCTTGTTCAAATACATTTTTTTCTAAATCTGTAACTTTGTCATCATCTTTAGTTACCACATCTACTGTAGGAGCAGGTGTAAAGTTATCTTCTAGTCCTGCAAAGAAATCTAATTTGTTTTCACTCATTTCTTATAATTTTAGTTTAATAAATTGTTAATTGTAATATTAAATGGTTTTGTAAAATTTTTTACTTGTATATAGCTAAACCGCTTAAAAATATTTTTTATTCGGATTAAATATTTGAAATCTTATTCTGCGGTCTTGTTTAAAATGATACATATTATCTTCTAAAGCTTTTTTAATTGTTTGTTCTGTAACATTTAAAATGTTAGTATTAAGATAAGTATCTCTCAGAATTAAATCAGAAAGTTTAGCTTTTTTAATAGCATCATTTACTTCTTTTAATAATTCTGTTTTCTTTCTCATTTACTAGGTTTTTTTCTTGCTTTCATACGTTCTATTTGGAGTTTCTTTTCAGCCATTTCTTTATCTAATTTAGCTTTTTGTGTAGCTATTTTTTCCTGACTGGCATTTTGTACTCTAGTCTGTTGAATTTTTAACTTTTCAATTTCTTTTTTAGAATTTAATTCTTTCTCTTTTAAAGACAACTCTTTATCTTTTATTTCTTTTTCTTGAGCCATTTTTTGAGATTCAGTCATTTGTTTAAACTGTAAATCTTGTTGTTGTAGAGCTAATTTAGACTGTTCAATTACATCAGGAACTCCAGACATATCAACATCTTTATCTTCAGAAAATCCTAATGCTGATATTGTAGCAACTTGTATTTTTGTATCTCTATCAAGCTGTTTATTTATATCTTCTCTATCTAATCTTTCTCTTTCTAAAGCTATCTTTTCTTGTTCAATAGCATTAATTTGTTCTTGTTGTTGAGCTTGAGCTTGTTCTTTTCTCTTAATACCAGCTTCTACATTTCTTTCTAAATCTTCTACTGATACAGCTTTAAACATTTGAACTAAGTCTAAGAAATCAGCTTTATCATTTTGTAATAAAGGTTGAGCTAATGATTCTAATTTAGAAAATATTTCATTATCTTTTTGAGAGTCCATTATAAATATACCTATATCTGATAAAGTTAAATCAGAATCTATCATTAAAGTATCTATAGACATGTTATCTAAAATATACTGTAATTTAACAGGTTCATTCATTTCTTCAATCTTATCTCTATAAGCTGTAAATGCTACGTCTATTAAACCTTGTAATACTTGTTCCCATAATAAATTATGTTGAAAAAACATAGGTTCAGTAATATGAGAAGATTGCATTAAGTTTTGTTGAGCATTTGATACAGCTTCATTAGCTGAAGTAGCTCCTATTCTTGGTTGTGTAACCCCAGCAGCCATAGCTATTTTTTGCTCAATAGCTTCTAACATATTTATATATTGAGCAATTTGTTGAGCATTACTTCTATCTAAAGAACCTGATATAGCACCCCTATGTGCAGCTCCAGGTTCATCTCCACCTGATAAACCATTATATAAATATATATCTAACTCATTAAGATAATACAATGCTTTTTCTATAGGTATATCATCTCCTAATAAAGACACATCAAATGGCATTACTCTACCTCTATCATTAGCTACAAGCTTTAAAAACTTGTGCATAACTATAAAATAAAGATATTGATAAGGTTTCATTCTATCCATTATAGAAACAGGCTCAGAGTTCATAGTATCATAAACAATACCAAATATAGGTAACTTAACTACATAAGGATTATCTATAGACCTTAATTGTACTCTACAAGGTCTAATATTACAATAAATATTAGTACCTATTCTAATTCCTTCCCATACTTCAGGAATCCAATCCCACTCAATTGTTTCACCAATTTCTTTATTTATTTTATAATTTTCATCTACTATTTCCATTACTGGCTCACCAGTCATAGGGTCAGTATATTCTAAAAATCCTATCTTTCTTTCACTTCTCCAATATATATGATACACTTCTAAATCTGTAAAGTTAGTTTTACCATAAGAACCTTCTTCCCAGTTTTTATAGAAAGGTGCTCCCATATATCTTAATTCCAAATGCTCAAAGAAATAATTCATTTCTTTAGCAGGTATGTCCATATTATTAGAAAAGTAACTTGTTTTAAGGATTTCTTCTAAATCTTTTTTATCTAAATCTCTTCCAAAGTTTTGTATAATATCTCCTACGTGCATTCTTTTTCTTGAACCTACATATAAACCATCCTGAACATATTTAATTTCAGGAGACTTTCTATAAAATGTAGATAAAGAGTTTAATATATTTAATTCAGGTTCACCATTAACAATATCTAATTGAACAAATTCTTTACCTGAAATTAAAGCATGTTTAAAAGCATCATTCTTTTTAGATTTAATATCTAACTTACGATATAAATACTTTAACACTTTATTAGCAGCTATTTCTTTAGCTGGTTGATATTCCGTAGAAATATATTTATCTATCTTTTTAGGGTCAAGAGCAGGGTCTTGTTCACCTGTTTCAGGATTCATATACATCTGTAATTCCTGTATTACATACTGTTGTAATAGTTTATTTTTTTCTATTTGCCTTGCATTAAACCCATCTTCATTAGTAAGTACAGCTTTAACATTAAAAGGTCTTTTTAATTCTTCCCCAAGAAGAACATTTATAATATTATAACTATGATTATAAGGCTGTATCTTATCTGTAGCTTGACCTACATCAATACCTAAAGGATTAAATGTACTTTCAAAATCTATTTGATTAACTATATTACCATACAACTGATAATTAGCTAACATTCTATCCCAATCTACCATTCCATTTCTATTGTTAATAGAACTATTAGAAATAGCATTTGCGGAATTAATAAGAAAATCTATAGTGCTTTTACCCCACTCATAATCATTTTCTTTTTTCTTTTTAAAACTTATCCTTTGGTAAGGTAAATTTCTAACTTCTGACCCTGA